CCGCTACGGGATTTAACTTATCGTCAGCAAGTACAACAGTAAACAGAAATAATGACACCTACATATACATAGCCATTCGCCGTGGCCCTATGGCTGTGCCTGAAGATGCGGATGATGTGTTTGATATACATTTAGAAAGTGCTTCTGCTGGGACATACACTAATACAACAGGTTGGCCTGTAGATTTACAACTGCAGACAGCTAGAACTACTGGCATTCATAGACCTTATGATAGACTAAGAGGCGGTGCAAAATACCTAGACACTGCATCAACAAATCAAGAACAATCTGGTGGTACTGCAAAGTTTGATAATAATACTGGCTACACTAATAGTACAAGTCTGCAGCTTGTAGATTGGCTATGGCGTAGAGCACCAAATTATTTTGACATCGTTGCTTACTCTGGGAACGGAACAGCAGGGCGTACTGTAAGCCATAACCTTGGTGTTGCACCTGAGATGATGTGGGTGAAGCGTAGAAGCACTACTGGTGAGTGGGCGGTTTATCATTCTGGAGTTGATGCATCTGCGCCAGAAGACTACTACCTTTTGCTTAGTGCGACAAATGCACGGGCTACTAGCACTACTGTTTGGAACGATACTGCCCCTACCTCAGATGTGTTTTCACTTGGCACTATTGGTTGGGTAAATGCCTCAGGTCACGACTACATAGCCTACCTATTCGCAAGCCTAGATGGTATATCCAAGGTGGGATCGTTTACCTCTGACGGAACAGATATGACAATTGACTGTGGATTTACGTCTGGTGCTAGGTTTGTTCTTTTAAAGAAAACAAATGCATCAGATGATTGGTTTGTTTGGGACACTGAGCGTGGGATTGTAACAGGCAATGATAAGAGAATTAAACTAAATGACACTTCCGCTGAAGCAACAGGGGCTGACAACATAGACCCAGATAACTCTGGTTTTATAATTAATAACAATATACTTGGTGGATCAGGCAACACCTTCATCTTCTACGCAATAGCATAACAAGGAGAACACAACATGTATGCTAAAATCTCAGGGAACACAGTAACTAAATTCCCATACACATTCGGAGACTTACGAAAAGATAACCCTAACGTGTCTTTTCCTAAGAACATTACATCAGGTATCATGAACAAGTACGGCATGGTAGGTGTACTAGAAGGGCCAAAGCCTACACTTACAGCTAACCAACGTTCACAACGTAATGCTTTGCCTACACGTCCCGTCATTGGACAAGACGATGAAGGTAACGATATTCGTGCTAACTACTGGATGATTGAGTACACAGCAGTAGACCTTACAGCAGAGGAGATTACTGCTCGTGATAATGCTACTGCTGCAAACAATCGCAGTAGACGTGATGAACTATTGAAAGACACAGACCACTATGGGTTGTCCGATGTCGCAATGTCACAAGAGATGATTGATTACAGAGCAGCACTAAGAAATTTACCAGAACACGATAACTGGCCTAATCTTTCTGACTCTGATTGGCCTACAAAGCCATAAATAACTTGACAAATTAGTATTTATGTGTAAAACTAAAGATATAATAGTATTATGAGTGACATCAAACTTTCTCCAGAAGAAATAGAAGATATGCTAGATCGTGCAGCTAGGCGTGGGGCTAAAGAAGCCCTACGTTCTATTGGCTTACTAGACGATGATGCACAAAGAGATATTACAGAGATGCGTAGCTTGTTGGAAGCTTGGCGTGACACTCGTAAGTCTATCTGGTCTACAATAGTAAAATTAGCTACCGTTGGAGTCCTGACGTTTATCGCAGGTGCGGTATGGATGACAATGGGTAAGTAAAGGTAAAGTATTATGGCAGGTGAATTAACAATTGAGCAAAATACAGACGGAACCGCTACTATCAACTTTGAAGGTGGAGGTTCTCATACTGTAGGTAAACCTGGAGATAACATAGAAGAAAATGTTAAGGCTTTACAAAATGCTTACGGTGATCGTATTGGTAATGTTGTTCAAGGTGAAAGTACGTATGAGCAACAGACAGCTTCTATTTCTGAATATCTAAACAACAATAATAATACTACCGCATCAAACGGTGTACCTGCATGGGTAGACCCTGATTATGGTTATGATGTAAACAATCCACGTAAACCCAACATGCGTGAGATGATGGAGATGATCGCAGGTAAATCTGTAGAGGAAATCTACGCTTCTGGTGAAGACTATAGTGACATAACCCGTTTAGCTTCTGACTTACTATATGGTAGTGTTGGTTCTAATCAAGATACTCGTGACTTTGTTGCTATTACTAATGCTGCTACTGACCCTACTACAGGACAGATTGATGCTAAAAAGTTTGTAGCTGCCACACAAATTGCTACATCACAAATGTATGGTGGTACTACAGTTAAGTATATGTCTGGTGGTTATCAAACAGACGAAGCAGGTAATACTGTAATAGGTTCGGATGGTAAACCTGTATCATTACCGCCTATGGGTTACATTGTTGGCGGTAATGGCACTATTCTACGTAGTTTTAGTATTAACAATGTAGATAACATGACACAACAATTGACTACGTTTGGTGTACAAACAGTAGACTGGGTTGGTGATTTTATGAATGCCATGCAGCAATCTGGTAATTTTAATGAAACCCAAATGCAAACTAACCTAAAAGCATTAGGTGACTTACAAAATGCATATAACCCTTGGGCAGATTATCAAGACATCTGGGGCATGGAAGGTTTGACTACAGGTGTTGCACCTATGATTGACAACTTTCAAATTATCTCAGGTAAAACACTTAGTGGTACTGGTACAGGTACACAAACTACGCAAACAGGTACTAGTGCTACACAAGTAACAGGTGATCAGACACAACAACAAACAGGTACAGATGATGCAGTATCACAGGCTGCTAACCAAGCTATACAAACACAGCAAGATTTACCTCAAACTGTATCTTACCAAATGCCGCAAGGGTATCAAGGCTCAGGGTTTATGCCTACGTATATGGATCAAACAGGTATGGGTATGCAAACACCTACCATGACCCCTATGACAGGTACATTTACTAAACCTGCAGGTACAGGTATGTTGAGTACACAGCCATCTCAAACATATACTATTGGTCAAACAACTGCACCTACACCACAAGCTCCTGCACAACAATCTTATGAAGTTCGTATGTATCGTAACGATGCTGGCATGACTACAAGTATTACATTTGTAAATGGACAACCACAGACACCAATTCCGTCTGGATTCTATCCTGTAGATCAACAACCCGCAGGGCAGATGCCATTCCAACCACAGGTTCCTCAAGTGCAAGCACCTACACCACAACCAGTAACACCTTATACACCTCAGTTTAATATGAACCAAGGGGGTATTGTACCACCAATCCCTACACCGTCAGGTAATAAGTTTGGTGGGTTTAAACCAGAGGCATTACAACGTATTGCACAGAACCTTGGTTACTCAGGTGACATGGGTGGCTTTGATCAGTACTTGAATGACAATCCAGATAAGAAACAAAAGATGGATAACTACACTACTCGTGCTCGTCAAATGGCAGAGGGTGGTTCTGTACAAAAGTTTAGTAATGGCGGTGATCCACAAAGCACCACTGTATCACTACAACAGTACGATCCTCGTGTATTAAATCAACAGTATATTCCACAACAACCTGATTTAACAGGCATGAACTTAACACAAGTACAAGAGCAGATGGCTAAGACCCCTGGGTTACCTACTGGTGCAACTGTAGTTCCAACTGGTACACAACTAACTGCAGGTCAACTTGTGTCACCTTACTCAGGTCAGGTAGCAGGATCACTTGCACTACCTACTGCACTAGCTGCAACTGAACAGGCTATGATGCCTATGACAGGACAGGCAGCTTTAATGTCACCTATTGAAGCTTCAGGTGCTATTGGTGCAACTGTAGATCAAACACAGGCTGCACAGCTACAACAAGTAGCAGGTATTACTGCAGCACAACAAGAAGGTACATCTGTAGCTAATGTAGAAGCTGCACAGGGTACAGGTATCTTGATGGATAACCCTGTACAACGTCAGATACAGGACGGTGAACTTATCTCTGGTGTAGCTAATGCTCAGACTGCTGCGGCATTCAATGAAGAGATACAAGCTGCAACTGCTACACCTACTAAGCAAGCTACCGTACAAGGTCAGCTAGAAACACTTATGGCTCAGTTTGAAGGTGGTAATACACCTGCATGGGCAGCAGGTTCAATGCGTAATGCAATGGCTACATTGTCTGCACGTGGACTTGGAGCATCTAGCTTGGCAGGTCAAGCTGTAATCCAAGCTGCTATGGAATCTGCATTGCCTATCGCTCAGATGGACGCACAGGTAACTGCACAGTTTGAACAACAGAACTTGTCTAACCGTCAACAACGTGCTATACTTGCAGCACAACAACGTGCTCAGTTCTTGGGACAAGAGTTTGACCAAGCATTCCAAGCTCGTGTAGCTAACGCAGCTAAAGTTAGTGACGTTGCAAACATGAACTTTACTGCTGAACAACAAGTAGCACTAGAGAACTCACGTATTGCAAATACAATGGAACTAAACAACCTGACAAATCGTCAGGCTATGGTAATGGCAGAAGCATCTGCATTAGCTAACTTGGACATGTCTAATCTGAACAATCGTCAGCAAGCTGCTGTACAAAATGCTCAGAACTTCTTGCAAGCTGATCTTACTAACTTGTCTAATCAACAACAGACAGAATTGTTTAAGGCACAACAACGTGTTCAGTCATTGTTTACTGATCAAGCTGCACTTAATGCTGCACAACAGTTCAATGCTACGTCACAAAATCAAGTTGATCAGTTCTTTGCAAGCTTGCAGAGTAACACTGCACAGTTTAATGCGGCACAAGCTAATGCACAGGCACAGTTTAATGCAGGTCAGGTGAATACAATTGAACGTTTTAACGCAGAGATTAACAACCAACGTGATCAGTTTAACGCACAGAACCGTTTGATTATTGATCAGTCAAATGCTCAATGGCGTAGAGAGATTGCAACTGCAGACACTGCAGCGGTTAACCGTGCTAATGAGCTTAATGCACAAGGCTTATTAGGATTATCTAGTTCTGCTTATAATAATCTATGGCAGTTTTACGCAGACAATATGGAGTGGGCTTGGACATCTGCAGAAAATGAAAGAGCAAGAATATCTCAACAGGCTATAGCACAGCTACAAGCTGATACTCAGTTTGACATTGCTCAGTTTAAAGCTGATGCAGAATCTTCAAGTGGATTTGGTAATTTAATTGGTAAAATCTTTACCGCCGATTTGAGCAGTTCTATAGGTGGAAGTATTTTAGGCAAAGCATTTGGAATAAAGACATGAATATAGGATATCAAGTAATGAACAACTTGGTTTTACCGAAAGAGGAAAAGCCAAGTAGTGATAGCACAAGTAACGGATTGCTTGCACGTAATCCTGTAAATAAAAAACAAAGTAAAGACCTGTCTGTAACAGACAGAGTTGCTAGTTACGTGGCAGAGATACGTAAGGCAAGAGAAGGGTTAAAAAATGGCTCAAACACCTAGTCCACTTTTAGATGCACCTATTGCAGGACAATCACTAACTGCTGAGTTAGGTAATCGTCCTTGGCAACAACCTCCTCAATACTCAACTGTTGAAGAAGCATTAGAGTTTTATATCCCAAGACTAACTGACCCAGACAATTTAAGTGATCTATTAGACGTAATGGAAAATGGTATTCCTCTTACTACAATTGCAAATGCACTACAAAGTAGTGGGGTTATGGAGGGTAAACACAGTCTTGATGTAGGTATGTTAGTAATGCCTGTACTTATTGAGACTATGGCCTACTTAGCAGATGAAGCAGAAATAGAGTATACTGTTGGTTCAAAAGAAACAGAAGACCCAGACAAGCCCTCTGATTCTGCTGTTGCTCTTTCTATCTCTAAAGCACGTAAAGAACGTGGGGAACTTCCTGAAGAAGAAGAACTTATGTCTAATGAAACAGATCAAATGGATACGGAACCACCTAGTGGTGGGTTAATGTCACGGAGAACACAAGATGGGGTTTAATTTTGGAGCATTTGTAGGTGGAATGTCTACTGGAATAGTTAAAGGCATTGAGGATGCGGAAGAACGCCAGTTTAAATTTGATATGCTTGCGGAAGAAGAGGCCACACGTCTGCGTTTGGCACGTGCTAGTGAACGTAGGGCTGATCGTAAGGCATTAGATGAACGTATTGCCTCTTTAAAAGCTATTGGTTTGTCTGATGCTAAAGCTGCATGGGTTGCAAAAGGTGGTAGCTCTGTAGTCTCTCAATACTTAGACTGGGGAGGAAAGGCTTTAGCAAAAGGAATTAATCCTGATACTATGCTAGACAGTAGTCTATTCTCTAGTGATCTACAAGACCCACGAAATGAAGCTGCTATGGCTGCAAGTTTAGGACAACCTCTTAAACGTAAGTACGCTACAGCAGAACCTTTTGAATTACAAACAGATATTATGACTAGTGTTTTGGGTGAAGATGAAGATAAAGAAGTAAAACAGTATGGAAGTATTGCTGCAGGATATGCAGGTACTTTTAGTTTATTGCAGGATGCTAAAGATAGAAACGATCCTGACGATATAAAACGATTTACTACAACACTAGGCGAATGGGAAAAACAATTAGAAGAGGAGATTGCTAGAAGTAAAGACGATACAGCAGATGATACTTCTTACTTTAATGATGACAGTTATGCACGAGTTCAAAAAGATGAACTAACCGAAGCCTACAGCTCTTATGATTTTGTTACAGATGTAAATGGTAATATCACAGCCAAGCTAGAAGGTAGAGAAGGTGTCAAATATGTAGCACAGCTTTCTGCCGCAAATAGAATAGAAGATATTGCAACAATAGGAGACACAGGAGTTGTAGACAAACGAATGCTACAACGTGCTGAAAGCATCAGAACTGAGGCAGACAGAAAATTGCGTACTTATGCCAGAGGTGTAGTATATTCGGATGGTGGAAAGGATGATGAAACTAAAAAGTTTGGTTATTTAAAGGTACAGAGAGATGCTGATAACAATATTATTCCCATGAACTATAGAGATGCTATAGTTGATGGAGATAACGGAAAATATAAAGTCGGTGATGTTGTTGTTGCGAAAGTAAAAATAGATGGTAATATCGTTAATAGAATTTTTGTTTGGACAGGTTTAGCTACAGGCAACACTTATGATATTGGGGGAAACACAATAGAAAGTGGTTGGGTTGATGCAGGAGTTTATGGTTCTTAAACATGGCAGATTTTGAATTAATAGACGAAGATGAAGAAACTGTTACTGAGTCTGCTCCTGTAACGTCTACTAATGATGAAGACGTAATAGAGTATACGACTACGGCAGATAATGATCCAGTCTATCCTGATGAAAATCAAGTAGAGATACCCGAAGAGCAACGGGCGATTGAAGAATTGCCTGTTACCACTATTGATGATGCGTATGAATCTTTATATGAACGTCAAGATGCTGCGGATATGACTAAAATACTAGATTTTAAACGTCTTGATGCAGAAGAAAACTTACTTGCAGGATTTCCTTTAGATGAAATGCAAGAGTTTTTATTACTTCCCCCTACAGAAAGAACAAAACAAGAAAGAGTACAAGCAAGAGAGGGTATGACTCTTCCCCAACTTATCGCTGACCTAAAATTAGAACGTTACGAAGCCATTGATAGTGGCGAGGGTATTATTGCAGAAGAAATGGATGCAGCTACTCAAGAAAAATTAGATTTTTATAATAAGTTTTTTGAAAATGCAAAAGAAAAATTAGACAAGGGTAATTGGACACAAGAAAAATATGATAACAAAGTAGCTCAAGCACTAGCAGATTACGAAGCAGGTTTAGGTGGTGATATGTTTGCTGCTACAGGGGCAGAGGCTGCTATTCTTACTACTGACCAGAGAAAAGAGTTGGTAGATAGGGCATTTGAAAAGGCAGATTACTATTTAAACAACAGAAATGCTTATATGCGTGAGCTTGCACGTAATGCTTTTTTACCTGTAGAATTAGGTTACATGAGTGTAGAAGAATTTAACACTGCTATGTTTACGGATGAGTTTTTTGATCCTGTAAACGCCTTTATGGAAGTGCCGCATAACTGGGGAGACATGCAAGAGAATATTCGTGCAGGTAACTATAAAGCTGCAGCATTTGATGCGTTAAATGCGGGACTAAACTTAGCTACTGCAGTCCCTGGTGCCAGAGTATTAACTAAAAGTGTAAACGCTGGATGGAAACGACTAAGTGGTGGAAGAGGTGCGTATAATGATGTCATGGCGGCTATGGCTGCAGAAAACTCACGTGCTTACGACATTAAAAAGGCTACCCGTAGAACGGCACGGGACAATCCAGACGTACGTAATCAGATTATTAAAGAGTTTGAAGAACGTTTTAACGTCACTATATCTACAACAGATGATAAAGGTAATTTAAGGGTGGACCCAAAGCTTGTACGAGAAACAGGCAAGGCAAAAGTCAGCGATTATTTTATTGACATGGGGTTTGTTGGTACGGATAATAAGGCTGTTAAGTTAACAGACTACGCAATTAACGATGAATCCTTGGCTATACCAATTCTTGATCCAGAAAAAATGGACATGTTTGTGTCTGTCGTTG